ACGAGACGACCTCCACGGAGCTTGTCAACAGTATCGTGAGTACGACAAGCTACTCGTATCTGTACGAGGAAGGCAGTGGCATCACCACGGGTGATACGATTCGCATCCGTCTTGCAGAACAGAGCGGCGTCACCGCAAAGGGGGAGTTCTCCACGGCGGCTATCGCCGGAGCTGCTGGTTTCACGGTGCTCGCACTACAAGAGGATGACGCGGTGTACAACACGCTCGCCGTTGATGGGTCCACCCTGACCCAGTTCACAGCCGACTACGTGAACGACGAGGTAGACATCACCGTCGCCTCCGACTTCAATATGTCCGATCTGTACGCTTGGTGGATCTACAACTTGACCACGGAGCAGGGGATGCGTGAGTTCTTCGGGGGTATCGTCGCGCTGGATGAGGGCAACTTCATGATCGACGCTTCAGTGCTCTCCGCATACATTGATAACACCACCAGCACCTCCATCAAGCAGCTCGACAACCGACGAATCTACCGCAGTGACGGTGCCTACCCGGTGAAGATGCCCACCACTGGTGGAGGTGGCGTTGATGTCGTATGGCGTAACGTGATCCTCCTCGCCAACGGTGGCGCGGGTGGTCCCACTTCATCTGAGATCGCGGATGCCGTGTGGGATGAGGCCACCTCCGGCCATGCCACTGGCGGATCCACAGGTGAATCCCTCCAACAAATCCTAATCGCAGCCTTGGCCGCAGCCGCCGGTCGTGCTACACCTTGAACATGACACTAGCCAAATCTCTAAAAGCAACCACAGAAACGAAGTGGCGTCGATCTCCAGGTCAGGAACAGATGCACCGTCAGGTGTCCTGGATCCTGAAGGAGGTCGGTAACCCAGCCACGGTAGACCAGCGCACCCTGGACGATGCAGTCCTCGCCATCCATCGACGGTGGACCAACCCCTCCACTGCCAAGCGCATCGCCAACAACCTCCGGGCTGTGGTGAACGTCGGTCAGCGGTACGGGCTGCTCCCTAAGGACCTCGTCCTCGACATGCCTAAGGCCCAGGTCCGTAGGCGTGAGCCCCTCACCCCAGCCCAGATCCAGACGGTGCGGGATGGGGTGGCCGGGACTAAGCATGAACTCCCGACACTGGTGCTGATCCACTGCGGACTGCGCGGGTTCGGGAAGGAGCTTGAGTCCTTCACCCTGAACCACGAGGACCAGACGATCACCGCCAGCAGTAGCAAGGGCGGGGTCGTCAGGGAGCGTAGGGTGCCCCTCCCCCACCACCTGTATGACCGCTTGTCGACGGTGGGGGAGGGGTTCACACCCCAGCAGGTGAGGGACGCCGGTATTTTCTGGACAAAAAATTTCAAGGGGATGCAGCCCTACCAATTACGGCACAGCTATGCTACCCGGCTTCTCTCCAGCGGGGTCCCGAACACTACAGTACAGTACCTCATGGGCCATGCGTCAGTGACCACGACGATGACCTATTCACATGTAACAGCCGACGACATCAGCTCGGCACGCGCCTTCGTATGACCAACAGCACTACCGACGCAGACATCTACCAACTGGCCCACGATCTCAGAGCTGTCGATGGACAGAACCGTGTCGAGAAGATGCGGGAGATGGGGCAATACTCACAGACAGGACCGGGGGCAGGGATCATCAAGGAACTCAGCCGTCGCCTGAGCCTGACGACCAGCGCCTACAAGAAGGCACCGACCCGGCGGAAGGGGGCGGGTACATCTCCACGTACCAAGGCCCAGCATGTGCTGAAGCAGGTGGACTCCCACGTACTGGTTGCCATCGCCATCGAGACGGTGCTCAATTCCATCACCAGTGAGAGGAGCAACCGGATCAGCGTGCTGCGCCGTGCGGTAGGCCGCTCCATCCACGAGCACCTGAGGATCATGGCCCACAAGAAGGCCAACCCGAAGATGTTCGCCACCGTGAAGAAGTGGCTACCGGATGTGAAGAAGAAGGGGCGGCATGTGTTCGAGGATGTCCTCCGAAATATGAGGGCCACCGCTGAGTTCGAGTACCGGGAGATCCTGACAGCAGAGGAGGCCGACATCGCGGGCGCTGTCATGCTGGAGCTACTGCTTCAGGCGTGCCCGGATGTGTTCGACACGGTGTTGATCCAGGACCACACCAAGCAGAAGCGCAGGCAGCAGAAGAGCTACGTCCGGTTCACACCCACGTTCGCTGAGGATCTCAAGAAGGTCGAGGAGATCTACGCTGAGATCACACCCCTCAACCTACCGATCACGGAGCCGCCCCTCAACTGGACGACCACTGAGGATGGTGGCTTCTACGACAACATGATCCGCCGTCGTCCTATTATGGGTACGCGGTACATCTCCCAGCTCAAGGGGATGAGCCGGAGCAACTGCGCTCCTGTCTATCAGGCGGTGAACAACCTCCAACGTACCACGTGGGCTGTCAACGTGGGCGTACTCGAAGTGCTACGCGAGGCGGTGACTGCTGGGTGGTGGCAGTACGACGGGCTCGACATCCCGAAGGCCGAGGCCCCGGTGAAGCCTGAGTATCCGGGTGATGCGGTGAAGGAGGAGAAGGGGGTGGAGTGGAAGGAGTACGCCAACGCCTGTCGACGGTGGGCACGCGAGGCAGAGACCTGGGACCTACGCCGGGCTGAGTTCGGACGGCTGCTGTACTTCGGTGACTTCTACTCCAAGCGTGGGCACCACCATCTGGTACACGGCATCGACTTCCGTGGTCGACTGTACCCTACGACCTCCGCTCTCAACTACCAGGGCCGTGACGTTGAGCGTGCGCTGTGTCAGTTCAAGGAGGCCAAGCCCATCGGTGAGGGTGCCGCGTGGTATCTCGTACATGGAGCCAACGCCTACGGCTACGACAAGTGTACGTTCGAGGAGCGGGTGGCCTGGGTACACCAGCACGCACGGGAGATCATCGCCGTCCATGAGGACCCCATCGAGAACAGGTGGTGGGTCGAGGCCGACAAGCCGTGGCTCTTCTTGGCGTGGTGCATGGAGGCGGGTGAGTACCTACAGAATCCGACACCTCAGTTTGTGAGCCAGCTACCCATCAGCATGGATGGCTCCTCGAATGGGATCCAGATCTACAGCCTCCTCCTACGGGACGAGGTGGGCGGTGCTGCCACCAACTGTATGCCGGTGGATAACCCAGCCGACATCTATCAGTTGGTAGCGGATGAGACCACGCGGCTGCTAGTGCAGGAGGTGGAGCAGCAGGGAGAGAACGCAGTGTTCGCTGACTGCTGGTTGAAGATCGCGGGTGGTGCGCTACCACGCAAGGCCACGAAGCGGGTGGTGATGACGGAGCCTTACTCCTCCACCATGTACGCACGCCAGCACTACGTGAGCGAGTATTACTGGGATCAGGTACGTGGCAGTGCCATCGAGAACACCCCCTTCCCTCCGAAGCAGACCTACCGCGCGTGCTGGTGGCTGGCCGAGAAGATCAGCGAGGCTCTACGCAACACAGCCACAGCCAGTAGCCGAGCTATGGCATGGATGCGCGATGTGTGTGCAGTCGCCAACTCACAAGGCAAGCACCTGGAGTGGACAGCACCCACCGGGCTGCTGGTCAAGCAGCACTACTGCAAGTCGACCACCCGACAGGTGGAACTGACAGGTACACGCAAGGTCAAGGTCTACCTGCGGGACACCACGGATCTCGTCGACCCCAACAAGAGCGCCAACGGTTTCTGCCCCAACTTCGTACACTCCCTCGACGCAGCAGCCGCGACGATGACCGTCAACGCAGCAGCAGCCGAGGGCATCACGGATCTTATGATGATCCATGACAGTTTCGGATGCCACGCAAGTCACGCTCCCCGCTTGGCTTACATCCTTCGGGATGTGTACTCGTCCATATTCACAGAAGATCTGCTGGAGAACCTTCGGCAAGAGCTTACACTTCAACTCGCACCGGGAACGGTGCTACCCCCAACGCCTGACAAAGGCTCCCTCAACCCTGCGGACCTGCTCCGCTCACAATATTTCTTCGCATGACAAATCGCATCTTCGTCAACAAGCAAAAGCTGTTCACCCCTAAGCTCCGTGCCTTCTACATCACGCTCGGTGAGGCCAAGCACTACAACGCAGACGATAAGCTGGGCTCGTACAGCGTGTCGCTCTCCGTGGACCCTGAGGCTAACGCCGACTGGGTAAACCAGATGGAGGAACTCGGTGAAGATCTGTACACCGAGTACCTCGACGCTGCTGGTAAGAAGAAACTCCAGCGCCGTGACCCCATCGTTCCCATGAAGAACGAGGAAGATCGGGAAGGGAACGAGACTGGCAACCTGCTGGTCAAGTTCAACGCCAAGGCCAACCGCGAGAAGGATGGTCGGATGTGGCCCGTCGATGTTCCGGTTCTCGATACCAAGGGTAACCGGATCCCCACCGACAAGGTGAAGCTCCTCTCCCGTGGCACCGAGATGAAGGTGTCCTTCGATGCCAACGCCTACTACATGAGTGGCGTCTTCGGAATCTCCTTCAAGCTCCGGGCTGTCCAAGTGGTGGACCCGGTGTGGAGGGACGGCTCGCCGGAGGATGACTTCGCTGGTCAAGCATCAGATGGCTTTGTGCTAGACGACGAAGAGGCAGCGATGTCCGACTTCGGAGCCTGATGCGAGTGGTTGGCATGGACCCTGGTCAGTCAGGCGGGCTCGCCTGTCTTTCCCCCCAGTTCGCTGACGCCAGAGTCATGCCACTGCTACCCAAGGAGGCTGTGAAAGCAGCCGGATCCCCCATAGACTGGGCTGAGATTCATAGCCTCCTCCTCTCCTGGGCTCCCGATGTTGTCACCATCGAGCGAGTGTCGGCAATGCCCGGTCAGGGTGTGTCGAGTACGTTCCGATTCGGATCCAACTACGGTGGCTTGATAGGCTTAGTGCGTGGACTATGCATCCCGTACAAGCTGGTCGTCCCGAGGGTCTGGAAGCGAGACGTACTAGGAGAGGATTTTCCACATGACAAGGCCGGTACTATCGCCTTCGTCCAGAAACACTACCCTTCCCTAAACCTGCTGGCGACCAAGCGCAGTAGGAAACCGCACGACGGCATGGCTGATGCCACCGCCATCGCACACTATGGCATTACAAAACTCCAGGACTCAGTGTCCTGACTGCGGAGCCCGCCGGGGGTGGGCGTCCGACAACACCGGAGGAGGACATTGTTTCTCCTGCGGACATAACAAAGGCGGCTCAGGTGAGCCCATCAACACAGAGGATGACTTCATGGCAGTAGCCACCACCGACCTGATCTCCGGTATCGAGATCAAACCCATCGGGCCGCGCAACCTTGACAAGAAGACTTGCGAGAAGTACGGCTATGGCTTCGCCAACTGGAAGGGGAAGGAGGTGCAGGTTGCATCCTTCGAGGACGACACCGGTACGGTCGTAGCCCAGAAGCTGAGGTTCCTTGACAGCGAGGGGCGCAAGTCCTTCGTCACCCTGGGAGACAGCAGCAAGATCGGACTGTTCGGTAAGACCAAGGTCCGCCCTGATGGGAGGATGCTGGTCATCACCGAGGGTGAGCTGGACGCGATGGCTGTCAGTCAGGTGTTCGGCAACAAGTACCCCGTGGTCTCTGTCCCGCATGGGGCACAGCAAGCCCGGAAGTATTTGAAGAAGGA